GAGTAGATCCGATTTGTAATATCTTATGTTTGACGGCCATATCTTCTTATTATACCGCTAAAAAGGACAAAACCCATTCAGAGGCGGATCCGAATGGGTTCTGCTACGCCGAAGCGTAAGCACGGGGAGCAAAACGGTGGGATGCTACGACCCGTGCTAGATTATTATCACATAATGATTTTTTTAAGTCAACTACTTTTCAGGATTTTCTTCTGGTGCTGTATATGATGGTGCGGGACCCAATAAAAATCCTTGATTATGATATTCAACCATTTTAGATACATCTTCTGGTCCCACCAATTTATTTGCAATAAGTGTAAGTAAATCATAAATTCTATGTAGCATAATATAACTAACCATTGGTAAATTATCTTCTAAATTTTGTGGTTCTTGTTCGTCAGTCATTTGGTCTTCCTAGATCTTCCCAGAATTTTTCACGACCCATTTGGTCTGTTTCTTTTATTTCTCCTCCGTCAGTTTGTATATCGTCTGACGGCTTTTTCAATTCTGTCATAAACTTCCAACCCCATATTGTTCTTATAATTGCACGATAAGCAATATAGATAAATTGTATCATCTAAATCTTGGTTACATAGGAGAAGGCCCTGATCTACTGGACATTCAAATCCAGGAACAAGGCCCTCTCCTGCGAGAGTTAGATATTTGGACACTACCTGTATCCGCATTCTAGCTCCTAACTGTTTGGAAATTGTGAAATCAATTTCTTAGCTTTACTAAGCGAATTTGGCCACGATGACCAATCCGTTCCGCCTTTAGTCATATAGTACGTTATCTCTGCGTTAATTACTGGATCAAATAATAGTACATTCGATCTCAGGTCGAATTTCTCTTTACGATCATCGCCAAGGTTTCCTAGCATATTGATCTGAAAAATTCCGTAGGAACTGTCTCCAGTATTCCTGTTACCGTTATAGGCCATAGGGCGTCCATTGGACTCCGTTCTGGCTATCGCCCAAGCCATTTTAAGGGCTTGTCCTTCAAATCCTATAGACTTGAGAAGTTTAACCAACTCATCATCTGTAAGCATCTCCGAAGGTTTGTATACAGTGTTGCTGAATTTTTCCAGCGTTTCTTTTTTCAGTTGTACCTTTTGCATTTTCGTCAACTCTGGTTTTACAATCAGAGCTTCCGCTGAGTTCATTGGTGCAGGCTGGACACCAAATAGAAATAATGTTATCATTCCTATAGCGGTCCAACTATGAGCCACATCGCTCAGTTTTTGTTTGATATTCTCCATTGGCATTTCCTCCTTTAGAGATAACGAACTACAATCATAACATTATTTGACAAAGTATGTCAAGCTGGTTGACTAGAAAAGTATTCATGAATATATCGTTTTCCACACCTAGAGTTAATTTTAAAGTATCTAATGGGTACGGTTATGCGGCATATCACATTGTAGAATCATTAAAAAGCTTAGGACATCAAGTCCCATTTCAATCTCCAAAAGCTCCAGTTCAATTAAATTTTTCTCAGCCAGAGCATTTTAAAATGCATCGTAATCAATATCAAATTAGTTATACTCCATGGGAATCAACTGTGATTCCAGAAAAATGGAAAACTAACTTATCTTTAGTTGATGAAATATGGACTACATCTAATTGGTGTGCAAATGTATTTGAAGATAATGGATATAAAGATGTTAAGGTATTTCCACATGGAATAGAACCAATATGGAAACCAATGAAAAGAAAAGATGATGGCGTAATTAAGTTCTTGCATCTTGGAGAACCCGCCCCAAGAAAAGCGGGACAAATGGTAGTAGACGCATTCTCAGCATTATATGGAAATAATCCAGGTTATTCTTTAACTATAAAAGCATATAAGTCTAATACTACTCGTATATATAATAATTATATAGATAGAAATATAGTTGGTTTACCAAATGAGATATATAAAAATATTAGCATTATTACAGATGAACTTAATACAGAAGAACTGGTAAAACTTTATCATGATCATGATGTTTTAGTTTATCCTTCTTACGGAGAAGGCTTTGGGTTTATTCCGTTACAAGCTTTAGCAACAGGCATGCCAACCATTTGCACAAAAGGCTGGGCACATTACGAGAATTATTTAGGGCCACTAGGATTAGATTCTGAGATTATAGATTCCCCTTGGCCATTTCCACATGAGGGTAAAGTTTTTGAACCAAAGTATCAACATCTACTTGAACTTATGAGAGATGTTTCATTAAACTTTAAAGCATATTCAGGATATTATTATGCTCAGTCAACTAAAATACATGAAGAATATAATTGGTTGCAGTTGACCAATAATTCATTTAGTCATATCTTTAAAAAGTTTTCTTAACCCCTTCCCACACTAAATAAAGTTTGGTAGAATTGGTATCTATTCATTTTTTTATATAAACCGCAAGGCGGAGAAGGAGCTTTACACAAAAATGGCAAAAGTTATTGAAAACCCCTATGAGAATTTTATTGCATTATCACGATATGCAAGATGGATTTCTGAAGACAACCGTCGTGAGACATGGGGTGAAACTGTAGATAGATATTTTGCATTTATGCTTGATCATCTATTCCAGAACTATAACTATGAGCCGCCAACTAAACTCATTGAAGAACTTAAGGATGCTGTTTATAATCGTAATGTAATGCCATCTATGCGTTCTGTCATGACAGCAGGCGCTGCTCTTGATAGAGACCATGTTGCAGGATATAACTGTTCATTTGTTCCAGTAGACAATCCACGTTCATTTGATGAGACTATGTATATCTTGATGTGCGGAACAGGAGTTGGATTCTCTGTAGAGTATAAGTATGTTAATAAACTTCCTGCCGTTCCAGAATCATTTGAAAAGTCATCAACAGTTATTGTTGTAGAAGATTCTAAGACTGGTTGGGCAAAAGCATATCGTGAACTTCTTGCCATGCTATGGGCTGGACAAATCCCATCTATTGATGTTTCAAAACTTCGTCCCGCAGGTGCTCGTCTTAAGACAATGGGTGGACGCTCATCTGGACCACAGCCTCTTGTAAATCTTTTTGATTTTACAATTGCTAAGTTTAAGTCAGCAGCAGGTCGTCAGTTGAAGCCTATTGAGGCACATGATATTATGTGTAAGATTGGTGAAATTGTCGTCGTTGGTGGAGTTCGTCGATCTGCAATGATTTCTCTATCTAATATTAATGATATCGAGATGGCAGCAGCAAAGTCAGGTAACTGGTGGGAAAACAATTCACAACGTGCTTTATCAAATAATTCAGTAGCATATTCTCGTAAGCCAGAGATGGAACAGTTTATTGCGGAATGGAAAAACCTTTATGACTCAAAGTCAGGAGAGCGTGGTATATACAATGTGGCTGCTGCTCAAAAGCAGGCAGCAAGATGGGGTCGGAGAGATCCAGAAATCCACTATGGAACTAACCCATGCTCAGAAATTATCCTTAGACCTTATCAGTTCTGTAATCTATCCGAAGTTGTAATTCGTGAAAATGATAATGCAAAAACAGTAGCAGAAAAGGTTCGACTAGCTACAATTCTTGGAACATGGCAGTCTACCCTTACAGATTTTAAATATTTGCGTAAAATTTGGAAAGACAATACAGAAGAAGAGCGCCTGCTTGGAGTTTCTCTAACTGGCCAATTTGGGAATAAGTTCTTTTCTGGAAAAGAAAATCTAAAGAAGCTAGAAGAAACATTAGAAAGTCTTCGTGATCATGCTCGTGAAATAAATAAAGAAGAAGCAGCAAAAATTGGAATTAATGAATCTGCTGCTATTACTTGTGTTAAGCCTTCTGGAACAGTTTCACAACTTGTAGGAGTATCTTCAGGAATGCATCCATGGCATTCTCAGTATTATATCCGTACAGTTCGTGGAGACAAGAAAGATCCACTATCTACATTTTTGAAGGAAGTTGGAATTCCAGTAGAAGATGATTTCATGAAACCAAATGATACATACGTATTTTCATTTCCAGTAAAAGCACCAGAAGGTGCAATTCTTAGAAATGATTTAACAGCAATCGAACATTTAAATACATGGCTAGTTTATCAACGTGCATGGTGTGAACATAAGCCATCAATTACAGTTTCTGTTAAGGAAGATGAATGGATGGAAGTTGGTGCATGGGTGTATAAGCATTTTGATGAGGTATCTGGAATTTCATTCCTACCGCATTCAGATCACTCATACAAGCAAGCACCCTATCAAGAAGTTACAGAAGCAGAATATCTAGAGCTTCTTGCAAAGATGCCATCTAATATCCGCTGGGAAGATTTATCTTTCTACGAAACAGAGGACGGAACGTCTGGTACTCAAACACTTGCCTGTACTTCAGATGGCAATTGCGAGATTGTAGACATTTCGGCATAAAAGGTATATAATAAAGATTGGGGTAAAACCCAAAATTCCTGGGCAAAGTGCCCAGAAGAAGGAGGTCTTTATGAAAGAAGATCTTAATAACGATGGAAAGGTAACAATGCAAGAGAAAATTCTAGCAGCGTTAGCAAGCTATGGTCGTCACTTTTTGGGTGCAGCCATTGCTCTTTACATGACTGGAAACACAGACCCAGGAGACTTGATTAAGGGTGGAATTGCGGCATGCTTGCCAGTTATTCTTAAGGCACTTAATCCAAACGAGTCATCTTTTGGCTTTACAAAGAAGTAATAATTTAATAAAAACTTAATATTGATTAGGACAGCTCCTATGCTAAAATGAGCATAGGAGTTTTCCTATTTTAGGAGATTTTAGCAAATGGCAGGAAAAAAGAATTGGGAAGTGGATCAAAACACTACCTTCAGTTTCATCGTTGAATATAAAGACAGCGATGGAGACCCTATTGATTTAACTGGATCTACAGCAAAGTTGCAGGTCAGAGATACTCAGGGTGGTTCTAAGTTAGCCTTTACGTTAACGTCACCTCTAGGCGGAATTACATTTGATGCACCTAACGGTAAAATTACTTGTAAAATGACTCCGACTCAAACTAATAAGTTATTCTATCCAAAATCTGCATATGATCTTATGATCGTTGACAGTAATGGGAATAAAACAAAACTTATTGAGGGCTTTATGACCCTAAGTAGATCGGTTACAATCTAATGCCAATTACTAACAATAATAATAATCCAACAGTAGTAGTAACTGAAACAATCAATGAGGTTGTTGTAGGTGCTCCTGGTCCGCAAGGACCCAGAGGTAAAACTATCCTTAATGGAGCAGGCAATCCATCAAACAACCTAGGACTAGAAGGAGACTTCTATTACGACACCACAACCACAAAGTTCTGGGGTCCAAAATTGTCAGATCTAACATGGGACGGTGCAGAGAATTACTTCCTAAGCACAGGAACATTAACATTCCCATTTGCCACCAATCAAGTTCAATATAATAGCGCACAAGGATACTGGTATCTAGAAATCAACCACGACCTTGGCTATAATCCTAATGTCACTGTCAAGAATAGCGCAGGAGATGTTTTGGAGACTGGAATAGATTATAATAGTATGAATAAAATAACACTGATAATGGCTCAACCATTCGGTGGGACAGCATACCTGTCTTAAGGAGATATAAATGGCAAGATTATTTGTAACAGATATTGATCTGAACAAAAATGAGCTGCGTAATGCCAGAATTCAAAATGTAAGCCCTGCGCCTTCCAGCCCAGTTACTGGTCAGATTTATTACAATAGTACAAACAACACAATGTACTATTACAATGGACTTCCGTCCCCAGATGGTCCATGGATGCCAATGGGAGCGTCAACAGAAGTTGTCCAAGATATCATTGGTTCTTCTATTGTTGGTGGAGTTGGTTTAACCTCAACTTACGCAGATGTTGCTGGTACAACCACAATTGATTTAGACAATACTGCCGTAACAGCGGGATCATATGGTTCACAAACTAAAATCCCTACATTTACAGTAGACGCACAAGGTCGTTTGACCGCTGCTGGAGAAGCAGATGTTGCTACAACACTCACAATTAATGGTGACAATGTTGGTACAACAATTGGAATTAACCTTCTAACCGAGACTCTTGGAGTTTTGGGCGGAGAAGGAATTGACGTTTCAGTATCTGGCAATGATATTACAATTGCTGGTGAAGATGCAACTACATCAAATAAAGGTATCGCATCTTTTGAAACACAAGATTTTACAACCACAAATGGTCACGTAACAATCAAAAATGTTAATTTAGGTACACAAACAACAGGCAATTATATTGCTACGATTGCTGGAACAACAAATGAAATTACTGTAAGCGGTTCTGGATCAGAATCTGCAGCAGTAACAATTGGTCTTCCAGATGATGTAAGCATTACTAATAACCTTACAGTTGGTGGAGATCTTAACGTAGTTGGATCAATCAACACTGTAAACGTAACACAGGTAAATATCACAGATAATAAGATTAATCTTAACTCTGATATGCCAGAAGAAAATGCCCCATCAGCAGATGCTGGCATTATTGTTCACCGTGGTACAGAAGCAGATGCTGAACTTCGATGGAACGAAACCACAGACAAGTGGCAAATTGGACTTGTAAGCAGCAATTACCATGATATTGCTCGTAAATATACAGCAACAATTGGTGATGGAGAAGCATTTACTTATGCAATCAGCCACAATCTTGGAACACGTAAAGTAAGCGTACAGGTTTATGATACAACAACATATGCAACCGTAGAAACAGATGTTACAAGAAACTCTGATAATCAGGTTACAATTGGTTTCAACGTAGCGCCAGCTGCAGGAGCATACGAAGTAGTTATTGTAGGATAGGAAACTAAATGTCAGTCAAAAGATTAGTTCCTTTAAATGCGGTATCTTTAGCTACTGATCCCGCCAATCCAACTGCTGGTGATTTTTATTTTAACACAACACAGCAAGTGTTTCGTTATTATAATGGCACAGCATGGAACCCAATTGGTGGAGCTTCAGCAGGCTCAGGTATTGAGGTAGTTGACGGAACATTCAATGTTGACGAAGGCTACGGACTAAAATTTGACGCACAAGATAAACTTGAAGTAGATACTTCAGTAATTGCTACAAGAGCATTTGTTGAATCTAGTACCGAACTATTTCAAGATGCAGTAGACGATTTATTTATTCATGCATATCATACAAACATTGAAGCAACGTATGACGATGTAAATAATAGAATTGTTTTGCAAGCAACAGGAGGCTCTTCATCTGGTACTGGTGGAAGCCTAACAAATTCTTGGTGGTTAGCAGGATAATATGGCAGTTAGACGATTAGGTATAGTAAATCCAGCAGCTAATACAAATGCCAGCGGATTTACAGCTGTTCAGGCAGCATATTTAGCCTCAGTTGTAGTTACTAATAAATCTAATTCTCAACAGACTGCCAGAGTCTGGGTGGTTCCAAGCGGTGCAACTTTAGCATCTCAATATGGATATATTATTTATGATGTTCCTGTTCCAGCCGCTAACTCGATAGAAACACATAGATTTGCAATTTCTGACGGGGATTCAATATGGGTTCGTGGAAGTTCTTCAGATCTATCATTTATGATTAACGGTATTTATGATGCCACAACATCCATAGATACCCACTTGCTTCAAACAACAAATGTACACGGAATTGCTAATACGGCAAATTTAGCAACCCTGACTACAACAAATGCCTTAAATGACCGATTAATTGCTATAGAGCTAGGTCTAGGGATATTTGATTAATACCATTAAAATGCTATAATAAAGTAGGAGACTAAAATGCCAAATTATTCAAGTTTATCGACACAGATCGAGGGAATTAAGAGCGAGATCACCGCATCCCTTGCAGCATCTGTCTATTCAGCACAAGACCTTGTCTATGTTGCTAAAGCTCTACAAGCTCTGGGTTCAGTTGTTGCACCAGACGACGTAGATGAAATTACAGTTCTCAATAATATTTATTTAGGTTCAACGGCAGAGGCATTCTCCACTTCGGCGGCATTAACAAATCCTACACTTGTTATTAAGAAATCAGAAAACGCATATGTTCAGGCGGCAATTAATAATGGATCATCTGGAGTAAGCGCTTCAGCAGATTTTATTGCATATGCAAACAATGGTGATGACAATTCAGGCTGGATTGATATGGGTATTACATCTAGCGGATTCAATGATCCATCATTTACAATTACAGGAGCCAATGACGGATATATCTTTATGTCCGCCCCAAATGGTACATCTGGTAAAGGCAACTTGGTAATTGCTACAGATGAAACAGGTACAGAAAACAAGATTATTTTTGCAGCTGGTGGACTTAGCTCAAACAATGAGCAGATGTCAATTACACCAGATACGAATGTTCACATTGAAATTGCAACAGAGTCAACATCACCTTCAACAGGTGCATTGACAGTTGTTGGTGGCGTCGGTATTCAGGGTGACGTTAATATTGCAGGTAATATTACTTTCGGCGGAGAAGGAACAAGCCTTGAAACAACCACTCTTGCAGTATCAGACCCACTAATTTTCGTAGGTTCAGGAAATACTACAGATGCAGTTGATTTAGGTTTAGTTGCAGAATATGCAACAGCAGTATCTCCATCAACAAAATCTATTACAAATAAAGCTTTGACTTCAAATGTTGCTACATTAACTGCAGTAGCACACGGATACTCAGTTGGCGATATTGCCGTGGTATCTAGCGTTGACGCTACATTTAACGGCACATATGTTATTACAGCAGTAACTACAGACACATTTAGCTATGCTAAGACAAATGCAAATGTGACTAGCGCAGCAGTTTCACCTGCTGGATCTGTCACAGTTTCTGCAAAGCGTAGATTTGGAGCGGTAGTTCGAGATGCTTCAGACGGAGTAGTTAAGTTTGTTCAAGATGCTACAACAAAACCTACATCTACATTAAACTTCTCTGAGGCTGGATTATCTTATGCAGACATTCAGGTAGATGATATTACAGCAGATGTAATTACTGCAAATTCTGCCTCAATTGGCGATGTATCAAATACAGAACTTCAATATCTAAATGGAGTTACTTCAGCAGTTCAAACACAATTAGATGCTAAGTTGGCTACAACTACAGCAGCATCAACATATGCCCCGCTTGCTTCACCAGTTCTTACTGGAACTCCAGAAGCTCCAACAGCGGCGGTAGACACAAATTCAACTCAAATT